TTTTCTAAGTTAAATAAGCTATCAACCTTATCACTAAATACACCATCACCAAACTGTTTATCTGCTCCATAAGCACTAGCTGCGGTTTGTAAAGCATGCATAGCAAAGTTAGGTTTCTGTCCTCTAGGTAGGGAGTTTATTCTATTCAAAGCTGTGGTGTTAAGACCTGCTGCTTCTAACTCTATCTGATTTAAGGTGTACTCTAGTTGTTGATTTAAGGTAGTCTCACCCCTAAGTTTCTTAGCTTCTGTCATAGCTTCGGATAGTCTAAAACTCTGTCCATCTAAACCTGTCTCTGCTTTAGCAGCAGCTTTAGCTCCTTGTACTTCTAATGCTCTTATAGCTAAGTCAAACTTTTGTTGACCTGCTGCATCAGCTTCTTGAATAGCTCTTCTATTTAAAGCTTGAATATTTAAATCACGTGCTTGTACAGCAGCCTGTCTGTTTCTAAAGTAATCAGCTTCTGTTCTTCGATAGTCAGCATTAGCTTGTCCAAAAGCTGCTACACCCTTAACTATCTGAAATGCTACCATAGGGTTCATTGTTTAATCCTCACAAATTCTAAAAAGGGTCTATTGTTTCCACCCCATGTTTGATGTCTTTTAATAAATGTAAAGCCTGAGAAACGTAGCCAGTTTATAGCTAACTTATATTCCTCATCAACAGCATTTGTTAGTACAGGGTATTTATCGTTTAATTTTGCAGCCCACTCACGTGAACCACGTAAGAAAGGTAACCATATCTTTGTTATATGAGGAGAGGTAAGTAACCAGACAGAGCCTGTTAGCTCGTCTATCCTACCTACCCCATACATACCTGCTATTTCTTCTGTATCTTCTATTATAATAGTCCAACATTCCTCTGATTGGTCTAATCCTAATTGTAAAGCTTGTTCACTACCACCGTGAGAGAAACGTACTTCTTCTGCATCTTCAGGTCTAAGATTATCTTTTAAATAATCTACATCTGATTGAATACTTTTTCTCACATAAGCTTTCATTACATTCTCCTAGAGCGTAAGACGTAGAAGCCTTCCCACTCTGCTGATTGAAACTTGCAGGGTAAGTGACTACTACTTTGTAGTGTTACGGTTGTATCTCCTGCTTTACCTACTACACCAAATCTATAAGTACCTGACTCAATAGCAGCTTGGTTAAGTATATTAGCAGCACTACCTACTACTCGTCCTGTAAAGTTCCTAGTATAAGGAGTTCTTTTATAAGGAGCTATGGATACCTCAAAGAAACCTGTATCATCATAAACTACTGCATAGTTTCTTATCTGTAATTTAGAAGTAGTGACAGGTCTATCATTTATTTTTATAACAGGTTCAGAAAATGTATACTTAAATGTGTAGGGAACACCAGCAAATACTACTTCACCATCAGATAACTTACCAGCTACATCAGATAGGGTAATAATCTTACCTGTCTCATCTATGTATATAGTAGAAGAATCAACATAAGGAATAGTAGTTAAACCACTAGTCTCTAATCTTACTCGTCTATCTAAGTGTACAGGAAACTCACCTACAGTATAAGTAGTAGCACTATCTACTGACAAGTTCATACGTTCTAAGTGTAACTCTGTACCTCTTTTTATCAGTAGAGTTATATCTGCTCTGTTAAAAGATATACCAATCACATCGCCATCAAATGTCCAACGTGACCAAGAAGCTTGTAATCTTTCCCTACCCTGCCAGTAGTACCTATACACATATATAGCCTGTGTGTCATCAGTAGTTTGTACTAGTAACATGTCTTCATTAGAAGATGCTTGTATATTTTTTATTTCACCTTCTAAGTACTCAGGAACGTGTGCTGTAATCTCTAAAGCATTGTTAGTGTCTGTATCAGTATCAACAAAGTATTCCCATAGACCTGAGTAAGAACCACGCTTAGAACCAAAGTAAACAAACCTACCTGACTGTGCAGGTTTAGCTTGTAGACTTGCTTCAAACTCTGTAGTACTAGAAATATTAACAGTATCAGGACTTAGTATAGGTTGTCCTGTTAATTTAAACTGTGTTAAATCTGAGAACAATATTAAACTATCATTAAAAGGTACAGCATGTTTAAGTATGCTAACCTTGTTTGAAGATACTGCTACATCAATAGGGTCACTATCTATTATAGTTAGTGTAGATTTTCTAAAGAAGTCAAACTCTGCAAACTCACCTGAACGTGAGAAGATTACATTCTCATCTGCTAATAGTCCTAAACGATTACGATGAAAGAATATATCTGACAGAGTAAAATCTACAAAAGAAGGATATGGATTACTAGTATCATCACCTACATCTCTATCCGCATAAGCAACAACATCAAATTCAAAGTCACCACTACCTAACTTTTTTAGCTTGTGTGGTAGAGTTGAATCATCTAAATCAATTAATATGTTAGGCTCTGTTGTTTCTTTCCATACACCATCTTCTGTGTACTTTACATAGTAATCATCCTGTGCTTTCTCATTATCTCCAGATACTTTTATAACAAAACCTTCTGGTGCTTCTACAGGTAACTTTTTAAAATCAGGTGTCTCATTTTTAAATACAAGTAAGTGTTCATTACCATGAGAATCACCTACTTCTACCTGAAAATCAGTAGTATCGTCTGATTGTATATGTAATACAGAACCATATCGTGTTATAGTTATACCTGACACAGCAGCAGCATCAGTTATGTTATCATAGAAAGTAGTACTAACAGAAGTACCAGAAAAAGTATCTAAGTTTTCTGCAATCAAGTCAGTTGATGCACCACGCTCTGCATCTTGAGTTAAAGTTGTACTGCTCTGTGTACTAGATTTTGTAGCAAATTCTACTGTATCTGTATTAACACCCTTAGTTATTTTCAAACGATAGGTAGAAGAATAATCAGCTTGTTTAACATATACCAAAGCTTCAGGGTTACGAGAAGAACTTGTAGTAGTTCCTTTTGCTACAGTTACGTTTTTATTTACAATGAATGTACTGTCTGCTATAGACACAGCAGCTAGTTCTTTACTTGGGTCTGTTAGACCTGATAAGTAAGAAGCTGCATTATTTGTTACTGTCTTAGATACACCATCTTTATCAAATACTTTTATAGTACCAGCAGTATCTACGACTAAGGAATAAAATTCATTTTCATCTCTACGTATAGTATGGATAAAAGCTTTATCTAAATTAGATATAGTACCTAAGTTAGCTATGTATTCTGTACAAGGACGCTTAGACAATCCTGTTACAACGCTAGATAAACCGTTCTCTTGTAGTTCTGCTTGAGTGTTAAGACGTAAAGAAGGTGGCTGTTGTGATACCCCATTTATAAGGTTGGGGATGGATTGACTAATCAGTGTCATTAGAGTGTTCTCCTGCCCTGTCTATCAATTATGGCATACGTGTCATAGTTATCAAATATGTTATGGTCATCGGCAGCTTTATCAAAGTCTTTCAATTCCATTAGTGACATATCTTCATCACGCTTTTGAAAATCATGTAGTGTATTAGAACCTATTACACGGTCTTGGAATATACGTGTAGCTCTTAATACTATATATCTTTTTGCAACTTCAGGTACATCTTCAAATGTTAATTGTACTACTACATCTAACTGAGTAGAAGCACCTATGTTAAATGTATGGTTAGTTCTGTCATACATTTTTAAGCCACGCTGTACTAAATCAGGACTTTGTGCCTTTAATGTAGCGTCTGCTCTAAGTACATCTGAACCTAGTATTATTTCACCATTAGTGTCCTTTGCGAAGCTTTTATTTAATTCTGTGTTAAAGTGCCAACCCATAGATTGCACTTCTTTATCTACTGTGTCTAAAATTGTTTCTGCTATCTCTGCCTCAATAAGACCAGAAGATAAACTATTTACTGGTGCTTCGCCTATGGCAGAAAGCATCGTGTTTACTGCATCTAGCTTAGTTGTTCCTGCCATCTCTTACTCCTATGCCTTCCATTTGACCCTATTCGCCCAATAAGCAGCACTGGTTTCACCCTTGGCTATATTTTTCCTGTGCCTATCTTTGAAAGCTTTACGTTGTTTAGGGTTTTTATTTGTTTCAGCACCCTGCTCACCAAACCTAATTAACTCTGGTTTATCCTTAGTACCTATAAGAACAGCGTGAGATTTTGTAGAATGATTAGGTGTTCGTTTAGGTATCTTCAATCCCTTAAAAGTTTCTCCACCACGTTCTATAGCCATATCATTTCTTCTTCTTATATTTATCTAAGTTTTGCATAGGCTTACCTGTAGCCTTTGCTTCTTTCTTAGCTGCTGCCATACCTTTTTTATTATAACTATACTTTTTTGTACCTACCTGTGGCATTAGTATCTCCTAATAAAAAGAGAGAGGCTCTAGAAACCTCTCCCTTCGTGTTAGAGTTAAGCGTTAGCGTCAAGCAATGCAATGCATGAAGCAGGACGTAGTACGTTATGTCCCATTGCATACTTAGCAACCATTAGTGTGCCTTGACGATTAATTTGATACTCAGATTCCATACCTAAGTCTAGTAGCTTTACTGTAGCTACAGCTTCTGGAGTGAATACAAAGCCTTTGATTAGAGAAGCTTCAGCAACCATATCTCTACCGTCTACGTCAGTAGTTGGTAAGTCATAATGAGTTGTTCTTCCTGAACCAGCAGTGTTAGCTAGTGGAGCATTGTCTGATGTTTCACCTTCAGTACCAGCACCTGTTGTTAAACTTGAATACAAGTTAGTTACGTTAGCATGATTTGACATGATTACAGGAATACCTGCAATAGCTGGAACTAGACCTGAAGCAACTGAACCGTTACCACCAAAGTCTGAGTTCATGTATGTCAGCTTAGAACCATCAGTTACATCCATTAATGCGTAGTACTGTTCTGGTGGAAGTACTACTACTGCATTTTCTGAAGGAACATTAGCAATGTCCATAGTCTTCTTAGCATCAAAGATAGCTTTGGCTAACTTTGCAGGGTCAAGTAGGTCAGCAGTAGCTGTACCAACAGTGACGTTACCAGTAAAGTCTTCCTCACTAAATGCTTTGTAGTCTTGGATAAGACCAGCAGCAGCAGTAGCATTAGTTGATAGAGCAGCTTTAACAAGCATACGAGCTACGTTACGGTCTGCTTCGTTAGCTAATGCAATACCAGCTTCTTTAGAGTAGATTGAGCGTACATCGTAGTGGTTAATTGCTTCATCAATGTTAGCAATGAATTGGCTAGAGATGAGCAAATCATCAATAGTTACAATACGTTCACCTGCACGAATTGACCCACCAGTAATCTCATTTCCAGGGGTCAGGTACTCAGCAGTTGCTCGTCCTGTCATTGGAAATGATGCGGATTTACCTTTTGAAATTGTGCGAGTACGCACTTTGTCCATTAGGACTTTCTTTTCCTCATAGGCAGTTAGGACTTCACCAGCATATAGCTTTAGAAAGAGGTCACGAACGTCACCTGTGAGGTTATTTTGTCCCTGAAAGCTTACGCTATAAGCAGGGTTTGAAGCGGCTTGTGCCATAATTATTACCTCGTTAGTTTAATTTAAGTTTAAGTTGTGCCTCAACTTTACTATACTTTCTCCGACAGATTGTCCCTCGCAAGGGGTCAGGGGTATTCGTGAGTAGTAATTTTGAGTAGGGTTTCCCCTTCTAAATATATAAGAAGCAGGAGTATTAGTTAATGCCTAGATACTCCTGCTGACACCTGCCCAAGCAGCCGTATATAACGTCCTAAGGTAGCGAAGCTTCTGCACGTATGACGTAACTTCAGGTGGTGAATTTATATATTTAGAAGGAGAGAGGAAGGAAAGGAGACTTCCTCAATCCCATTTGCAACATGTTAGAACAGGCTAGATTTAGCTAACTTATCAGCTACCTGTTGCCTGTAAGCAGGGTCTTTGCCGTATCTAGGGTCACTCATAGCAGCAGTGAGTTCCGCATTACTTTCAAATCTCCCACCTGAGGATACAGCACCTGTTTCTCCTGAGAGAAGTCTAGGCTCTGCCTCAGAACGATATCGTGCATTAAGACCTTGTACCGCAAGCTTAATCATATTCATGTCTTGCGATTCCATCGTTGCATTAAAGGCATCAATCTCATTTTCAGGTAAGGTATCTGATGCCCATTGTATCATGCCAGAGTACTGTTCAGTACCACCTGCCATTGAATATATTTCTGTCTTCATCTGAGAAGCTAAAGCATCCTGCCCTGCTACCCATGTGTCAACCATAGCCTGAGGAAAACCTGCTTCTTCTAGAGCAGCATAAGCATCCTCAGATAGTGAACCATTCTCAGCGTACTCTTGAGCGAATACGTCAAAGTCTAATCCTTTACTATCTAGTAAGTCTGCTACTTCTGTAGGGTTCTCGTTACCAGATACCTCTACTTCTTCTGCTCCGCTAGTTTCCTCTGTTGTATCTTCCCCCTTACCTAGCTTACCTTCTAAAGCAGAGTAAGCTTTAGCCATGTCTTCAGGGGATTTAAACTTTTGAGGTAGCCACTCAGGACGTTCAGGGTCTTGTTGACTACCTTCTACTTTCTCAAGCATTTCTTTTACATGCTCTGGATTTTCAGGTTGAGGTTCTTGATAAGTGTTTATAGCTTCTGCCATTTATTACTCCGATTCTGCTACGCCTTTAGCTAGTTGAGGTGCTGCTCCTTGAGCCATACCCATAGCTGTTTGTTCTAACATTTGTTGTTGTTGCATCTGTTGTTGCATCATAGCTTCTTGTTGCTTCTGCTCTGCTGACTTAATCAGACCAGATGTATCAATCCCTAGGGAAGCAGCAAGTCTGTCTATGTAATCACTTAGGTTCATTTCACTAGCAATAACTTCAGCACCTAGTGGCTGTAAGTATTGTAGGAAAGTAGCTAGTTTATTAAGGTCTTGTCCTCTACCAAGTGCTTCGATACCTGTCACTACTGTAGGAATGACACTATCTTTAGGCATCTTCGGCATCTTACCCTGCTTAGTAAGAGACTCTAGTAGTAGATTAATTAGTGGTAATTGAAACTCTTGAGATAGAATAGAGTACACACCACCAAGTGCTGTCTCTAATTCCTGTGCCATGAAGCGTACTTCTTCTGCTGTAACACGTTCTGCTGCACGTTGTACACTACTGTTAAGTAAGAAAGCAGCAGAAAGTCTATCGTTAATCATACGCATAGTTTCTAAAGCTACTCTAAAGTCACTAGACTTTTGTACTTGTAGTGTGGATACATCATTAGTATCACCAGTTAAGAAAGCACCGTTAGGAGCTTTGGCTAAATTGGCTGACTTAGTAGTACCATTAGGACGTACTAAGAATAATACTTTAGCTGATGCAGCACTACCTTGTACGATAGCCTGTGTTAGAGCCTCAAGACTTCTCAAGTCTCCAATGTATTCTTCGATAAAACCTCTTCCATAATCTTCTCCATCAATACGAATAAAACGTAATGGAATGAATGGGCTATTATCTTTCTTAAATGTACCACGTGAATTAGGAACTTCTATTCCTGATACTTCTTGATGTACTTCAAAACCTTTTTCTGTTCTTTTAACACATGTGTATAGGTCATAATTTTTTACTGGTGTATCTGTTTCAGGTATTAAATCTTTAACCGATTCAGGAAGCATTAATGGAGACATGCTTTCTTTAGTTATAATTTCTAATACATTACCCATAACATCACGCTTAGTAACATACCTATCAGGTCTGTATACTCGCATACCACCTTCTCTAGGTAGGTATACTAATGCATTACCTGTAACTATAAGAAGCTTTAACGCTTCAAATGTAGGTACACGTATTGCTTTACCTTCTATTTCTTGCATAGCTGCACGTTCAATACGTGCTAAACCTTCTTCAACTTGTCCACGATTATCACCTGCTAGTTGTTGTAGGTCAAAATCATCTATAGTTAGTCTAAAGAAGGGACTGTTAGGTGGCAATAAAGCAAGTAATAGTTTAGATGCAAGGTTGTTTACACCCCTTGCTCCAATGCCTTGATATGGTGTGGCATAGATAGATGAACTACTATGTCCTTCCTCTGGCATAAGAGTAGGAATGGTTAGCTTAGCCGCTTCTCGTCCTCGTTCAAGGAACGTATCACGTTCACTCTCTAGTTGACTGTAGCGTTTAGCTACTGTGCCTACTTCTTGTTCCATTTATTTATCCTTTACTTAGGAATTTGTAAATCATTTTGTTCTTGTTCTTGTTTTTTCTTTTTCTGTCTATCAGCATAAGCTAAACCTACTACAGAAGGTACAACAGTGTCACCACTTTTTATAGACTTTTGTACTTTCTTAGCTGCTCCGCTACGTGATGTCATAATACCACCCATGGTAATCTCCTATTTAGGTACTTGAACACCAGCAGAACTACCACTAGCAGTCTTAGGTATCTGAACACCTGTGTCTCCACTGGTAATATCCTGTCGTAAAGCTCTCTTACCTCTACGCTTTTTCATCATCACGTCTGACTGTAGTTCTGTATCATCTAACTCAATGTCAGGTGTTTTTGCTACAGCAGTTACTGGTCTTGCTGGTACTGGTGCTGGTGCTGGTGTGCTACCTCCAAATAAACCACCCATATCTTACTCCTCATAATCTTGGTGTTGTAATTCTACAAGCTTCTGTATAACAGACTGTTGCCCCCTAAGGAAAGCTAAGTCCTCAGGGGTAACTTGTTCTAGCGGAAGCTTGTTAGGATATATACCATATAGGTAATCTAACAATCCATCTGTTATGTTAAAATCATTGCCTAATACTTTCATTTCATGCAAACTTTCGCTAATGTTGTAACTTTAGATGTCAACTATCTCGCAAGCACCTGAAGTACAAGCTAAAGTTTGGCTACCATTCGTTGAATCTTCCTTCTCATATAACGATAAAGCAGACCAATCGATCGCATCAGGCATTTGTTCCTTGAGGTTTTCATAAGTATCTTTATCCACTTCTTGATAAGGTGCTTGTGCATAAGTGTGGTCACTGTGAGGTAAGAACGAGATACCAGAACATATATCAAAGTTCTCATATACCCATGCTCCTACTGACATCCACTCATCATCACGTACAGTAATAGTAACAGAAGGTTTATGCTCACACCATGCTAGTGCATATGTTTTCCATAACTCTAATTGTTCTAGTGCTGTCATATCGTTACGAGTAATAGCAGTACTAGGTGCTTTCATTGGGAAACTAAACACTGTTGTACTATCTGGCTTCATTACACAGGCTTCAGCAGGGATACCACTGTCCTTCATAAACTGTGTGAGTGGGTCTTTGTTGTCACCACGAACAGTACGTATGTAGTACTCACTGTGTCTAGCATGAATACCAGAGGCACTATCAACTAACTGTGATACAGTACCACTAGGTTTAACACAGGTAATAGCAGCAGACTGTTGGATACCAAACTTCTTAGCATACTCAGCATTAGTATCTATAGCTACTTTCTTCATCTCAGCTAACCAACGAGGACTATCTACTGTCTTAGAGAGCAGTGGGTTATCCATAATACCTGTCAGAGATACACCTAGTAGTCGTTCTTCTTCTGTGTTCTTCTGCCATATCTTACGTAAGTAAGGCATGTTAGTAAATGTAGATTGTACTGTACCTAGTATAGTAGCAAGTTTAACCTTACGCTTTAGTGTATCAATGCTATCACTCTCACGTACCACTACCTCTGTTAGATTACAGAACTGGTATGGACGTAGGATAATCTCACTGCATGGGTTAGTACCCCACTCATGTCCTATCTCTCGTCTACCATTCTTCTCTACATGTCTATCAGCAGCTATACGACTAAAGATTCCACGTTCACCTGACTTAGATTCTACTAGAGATAACCACTCACGCATGAAACCTTCCATGTCAGGCTTGTCAGTATAAGCTACAGAGTTGTTAGCCAACGCACGTTGTCCCTCATTCTCCCACCATGAACCTGATTTAGCATGTGCCATACGTCCATCACTTAGGTTGGATAAGCTAATCATAGCTGACCTACGTACACCACCTACAACTACAACCTCACCAATCTTACACATGATATCGTGACACTCAATACTATTAAGCTTACGTCCTGCTGCACCCTTAAACTTAGCTACCACAAAGTTAAACAAATCATTTAATGGTTCTGCTCCTGAAGCTCTACCACCAAACGTCTTCAGCCTAGAACCTGCTGGTCTTACCTTTGACAAGTCCCAAGTAGGTATGTCACCTGTGTATAAGTGTGATAGTAATTTGTGTAAGGACTTAGCCCAACCTTCTTTACTATCTCCAACAGCTACTATATCATCAGTCTTATTTAACTCACTAGGTATCTCAGGTAACTTGGCTATGAACTGACGTTCAACACTAAACCCAACACCAGTACCACACAGTAGAATAAACATAGCTTCATCGAAAGCTCTAATGTGGTCTACTGGTAGGTAGGAGCAGTTATATATACAGGTGTTATCACGCTCTGCTGCTGCTCCTGATGTCATCAATGCCCTCATGCTTGGCATAATTTCTAGGTTAAGAATAGCATCTTCTAACTCATCCCATGTTTTATTAGGTAGTTTAACTTTACTACCCATGAAGCTGATGTATCTTGAGACTGTCTCACCCCATGTCTCTCTTCTACCCTCATCATCTAACCATCTAGCATATCTACTAGTAGCAATGAAGGTCTGGTAATCTGTTGGTAATTGATTGCTTATCATCTGTTGTCTCCATCCCCACTAATAGCATTGCGTTTCATTCTGTCTTCTAATTTATCTAAGTTACCTGCTGCAAGTGCAGATAGTTTAACATCTAAGTCAGTAGCTAGAGCAGCTATATACCACAACACATCTCCTAGTTCTTTAGCAATCTCTAGTTTCTTAGCTTCGAATGTCTCTTTATCTGCTCCATCACGAATAAACTTCTTTACTTTATTAGCTACTTCACCTGCTTCACCTGCTAACCCTAAGGCAGGGTAAGTTATCTCAAACCCCTTAGGATAAATTGCTGTCTTACTGGCTTTCTCTTGGTACTCATCTAACTTCATTTGGTTCGTATCCCTCTAATTGATTTAAACGCATGTCAATATATCTTCTAGCTTTCTTTAAGTCAACAGCTTCAGCAGTATTATCCTTATGTCCTGCTCTCATTACATACTTAATTACATTACCCATCCAGAAGGGTAACTCATTCTTCATTATGAAACATATAGGTTCTATCTCGTACCTCTCATAGTGACTAGGTTTAGTTATCACATCTGATTGTTCATTAGCTTGCTTCATTCTATCTCTCATATAATCTCCATAACCTACATGGGTGTCCATAACTTTACCTCTGCTGTATCTGTATCGTATTCACCATTACGTAATATCCTTGCTAGTCTAGCCTGTTCTATTGCAACCGACTCGCCAAGTCCTTTCTTAGCAAACGTACTAACCACCGAAGCCCATGAACAATCAGCATCAAGAATCTTATTAGCAGTAACAGCACCAACACTAGGGCATCCCTTGTAGTTGTCAGTGTTATCTCCAATAAGAGTTTGGTAGTAAAACATTCTATCAGCTTCTGCTTCACTAATGGTAACAACCTGTCCACCAATCCAATGATTTGCTGGTATAGTTTGTAGGTCTTTATCTTCAGACCAGATAATAGTGTCCTTGTTTGCAGTACCAAGTATTCCCAAGACATCATCTGCTTCTAATCTCCTATAAATAATTGTGTTGTATTTACTAGCTACGTATTCTCTAGACCATCCTAGTAGCATAGGCTTTCTATTGTTAGAACGATTAGCCTTATAGTACGGTGCTAGTTCTTTACGATAGTTCTCCTTGTCTGAAAAAGCTACAATACAATCTTGAACTGGTGCTTCTTCCACAAGCTTAGTTAGTTGGTCATCTATTCTTACGGCTACATCTTGTTCATAACAATGCAGTGTCCACAAACCATCACCCCAATTAACAGGAGTTTCAGCAGAAGCACATGCTTTGTAAGCTATGATGTCTCCATCAATAAGCAGTAGGGTCATCGTCTATCTCCTCTTTGTTCTTTTCTTGTAACATTCTTAAAGTCATTACCTGTATTCCATGTTGTACTTGTATGTAATCTAAGTAAGCTTCTACTATCCACTTGATACATAGGCATAGTGTAACACCAGCAAAGCTAACAGTACATACCATCTTAAAAAAGAAATCAAAGTCCATGTTGTATGCACTCCTTTGCCTGTGCTACTGACATTCTAAACCACTCACCTCTACGTTCTGCAACAACTTCTGCTGCTTTATGTGCTTTACTTTCTGACATAGCTCTGTCTTTTGAGTAAGCAGTGTACATCATTTTGTAACTTCTAAATGGGTCACCAGTTTGATAGGACTTGCACCTATCTTCAGCATCTACAGCCATACCTATTTTTACCCAATCAGGGTAAACAGGATTAACTAAGATGTAGACGTAGCCTTCTTTAACTTTATTAAAAGCTTTCAGTGCTGTACTACCAATGTACTTTGCTTTTTGTTTTAAAGCATTGTACTTACGCTTAGTGTTATCACAAGTACGACAAAAATACACGCTCTTTTTCTTGTTACCTAGTGTCCAGTTCTGTTGTAATGTCAAGTTTACTGAACACACTTTACAAGTTCTAGTGGGTGTCTGCCCAATTACTTCCATACTTGTACTCACTGTCAAGTCTGCATCTGAAGTTAAAATGTTGCTCGACTTCTCCCATAGCTCCTTGAATAATTCTTCCTGCTTCATCCTCTTGTCCTTTCTTTACTAAGAGTTGCACTTCATCATGTATGAACGCTACAATATGTGCATCCAATCCTGCTTGTTTCAAGGCACGTGCTACAAACACATACCAAGTCTTACATATTATAGCACCTGCACTCTGTAGTAAAGTGTTCAGTGCAGCATGGCTATGTCTTACAGGTATGATACGTCCATCCAAACCCTTGACCCAACCACGTTCTTCTGCTGCTTTTGACACAGCATCCTTCAAGTACTTCAGAGCAGGTAGTTGTTTAAGAAACTTGTTCTTAATCTTCTTACCTTCTTTGCTACCCTTGCCTATAATCTTACCAATCTTCTCGTCACCAGCACCATAAAGAAATCCATAGATGAATGTCTTAGCATTGGAACGAGTAGGTAGACCTGCTGCTTCTTGGTTAGTAGTGTGTACATCACCATCTAATACTACGTCAGCATAGTTACCATCATCATAAGCAGCCATGTAGTGTGCTAGACATCTAAGTTCTAACCCACTAGCATCAGCACCAAGAAGACTGTAACCAGCAGGAGCATAGAAGAGTGACCTACATTCCTCACCATACTCAGCACCTACACTAGGTACTTGTGCCATGTTAGGATTGGAGTGAGTACAACGAGAGGTGACAGCACCCATGTGGTTGACCCTGCCATGTAGTCTACCATTCTTCTCCATCTTTAGCCATGCTTGCTTGCCTGTACATAGCTGTCCGATACGTTTGTTTAACATCAGGTAGTCACTAAGTAACTTAGCTTCTGGCATGTCTATACTTTGTAGTACATTCTCATCTACCTTAGGTTCACCATTGGCTGTAAACAACTCAGGCTTCCATCCTCTCCTCATCAACCTGTCTGCTATCTGTTGTCGTGATGCTGGATTGAATGGAATAGTTTTAGTCTTAGTCTTTAGCTCTATGATTGTAGGCTCAAAGGTTTCAACCAACGTGTCCTCAATCTCTGACCTACGAGAAGCTATCTTATACCACAGTTCTTTAGCTGCTGCAACATCAAAAGGAAAACCTCTCTCCTCTTGTTGTAGTAGTAATGTATGTAACTCTGTCTCAAGGTCTAGTGCCTCTTGACTAAAATTTTTCTCCATAATTTTGTAATAAAGTTTACTATTAACTGCTGTATCTTGTATGCAGTAATCGAGCATCTCACGTGAGTAAGAGGCAAAGCTCTCACCACCACTATTGAAATCACCTTTGTGTTCTCCTAACCTGTAACCCCAAGCCTTCAGAGAGTGACTGCCTATAAGCTTCTGAGAGAAGTCGCCTCTCTTGTGTAGCTTAAAGTCTATCTCTTTTACGTCAGCCCATATTGTTCTAGCATACACTAGTGTGTCTACTACTCTGCCATTGTACTCAAAGCCGTACAGTTTCTTTAAGACCCTCAAGTCATAGTCAATAATGTTATGACCTATGAGTGTATCTGCTTTGGATAGAAACACAAGCCCTTCTTTTATGTTATCGGGTTCAAAGGTATAAACCTTTTCTGTGTCCCATGTTATATCCCTAGCTACAATACACCACACTTGAGTAACTTCATCAAGTAAGTTGTCTGCCTCTATATCAAATACTAAATCCATACCGTGTCTCCGCACTGGTTAAAATTCTATGTCATCCTCTTCCTCATCACTGAAGAAAGTTTCTATCATACGTCCTGTATCAGGTACATACTCAAGACTACAACATAATCCTGTATCACCAGACCATCTGTTCTTTAACACTCTGACCTGACTGATGTTTGCGTTGTCGTCATCTTGTTGGTTTCTTTCTAACCCTATCACTAGGTCAGATAGCTGTCCGATAGCAGCACTTCCACGTAGTTGTGACATAGAAGTTTGCGCTCCATCTTCATGTCCTCTGTCACCAGAGGGTCTTTTCAAATGTGATATTAAAAGCATACCACAGTTAAGCTCTTCAACTAAAGCACGAAGCCTAGTCATAGTATTATCTATTAGTCTTCTCTCGTCTCCACCCTCAAGTCCAGACACAACAATGCTAATATGGTCAAGAATAATGTAGTCACAGTTGCATCCACGAACCAAGTATCTAATCTTAGATAGTAGATTGTCTGAATCAGTGGAACCCCAATGGTCATATAAATAAACAGCACCGTTGCCCACCGTTTTTTCAAACGCATATTTTAACTCCTCTTCTGGTATCTCTGTTTGCCTCAAGTGTAGAGGCTTGTTTAATTCTAGTGACATCAACCCAAGAGCAGTACGTTTTACGTTCTCTTCAAGTGCTATGTAACCTATTGTCTGCCCTTCTTTTATAAAGGCATGTGCAAACTCACGTGCTAACTGTGACTTACCTATGCCTGAACCTGCCGTAATTGTAACTATCTCTCCCTTACGACAGCCTTGTGTCTTATCCTGTAGTCCTACATATGGGTAGGGTACAGAATCTTTCTCATCGTTTGTTATGATAGTATCCCACAAGTCTGTACCTGCTATGATACCATCAGGTCTGTATGTCTTAGCAGCCCATACTGCATCCACTAACTCAGCCTGTCTACCTGCTTGTAACATTTCACTGGCATCCTTCAGAGGTAGCTTTGCTATCTTAGCTTTGTTAGGTGGTAGAATGTTGGCTACTTCTATTGCTGCTTTCTGTCCATGCTCATCATTATCAAACATGATTATGACTGAATCATAGTTACACAACCACTCAAGACTTTTAGCTACAGCTTTCTTAGCAGACTGACAGCCCTGAGGTACAGATACTACAGCCCACTTGTTATCAAAGCATTGGCTCAGTGATAGTGCATCCAACTCACCCTCTACTATGGTAATCATCTTACCTGCATCACGGCATAGGTGTTCACCATACAAACCTATCTTCTTTATATCTCCAAGCACAGTAAAGTCTTTGTTAGGAAACCTTATCTTCTGTGCTTGTAGTGTACCGTTTCTATCATACATGTTAGCTACTTGTACTCTGCTACCCTTGTAAGTACCAATACCATACTGCCATTGCTTAGCAGTCTTCTCATTTATCTTACGCTTAGATAAAGCTGATACTTCTATAGGTATAAAACCTACGTTAGGTTTCTGTGTTGTCACTGCAATCACTCCTTGTTTATCGTCTGCTCTAGTTACAGTCTGACAAGAGAAGCAGTAGTGATTACCATCTGCATACAAAGCATTAGCATCACTACTGCCACAGTGAGTACAGGCTTCATGCCTTATGAACTCACTACTTTCTTCTTGCATCCTTCAACTCTTTCACTAAAAATTTAAGACCATCTATCATGTCATTCAGTTCATCATCAGTGATAACGTGTTCTATGTAATCATCTAACACACTGTCTGCTATTAAGTCCCAAGTAACATCATCATTAAAATGTTCTTCATCTATATACAAACTGAATGTAAGTCCAGCATGGTTTAGATTAACCTGAACATCTACTTCAGATTCAATCTCAGTTACCATCTTGTCTTGTGCTTCAAGTATTGCCATTACAACCACTCCTTTGGTATAGTTCCTTCAGCCCATATAAAACCATTACGGTCTGCCCATTCTTGACAGGTCATCTTAGTACCATCCTTTCTTTTCTTAGCTCCTTGGATAGTAGAACTTGCCTTCTGAAATACAAAGCGTATGTCAAGGTCTGGATACTGTGCCTTGATAGCCTTCATCTTACGTTGACTATCTTGCCTGAAGTATCCCTTCAGTTCTACTATCATCTTGCCTACCTCTAAGTCAGGGATGTAGTGACGTTCCACATAGTATGATAACTTCTTAGGTTCATACACATATGTAACGCCACGTTCATCAAGGTCAGAGATGACCCTCTCCTCAAAAGTCCCCTTCGTCATTAGTAGTATCCTCTACAAAGATGTCAGAGTTATCGTCCTTCTCTACAGCAGAGGTAACGAAACCATCTTCTTCATCAAAGAGGTTATCAATACTACCACCATGTTCAATCAAGTCAATAACCTGAAGAGCTTTTAATCTTAGGGATACTCCTACCTGTTTGTTACTAGGCATGTAGTAGGTGTTAGGTTCTACAGCTACCTTGATAACAGAACCATTACCAACCAACTGTGTACCTGACATAGGGGTACGCTTTGAATCTACTACATTAACTTTCTGAGGATAGTTAGTACCGTTCTTACCTCTGATGAGAGCTTTAAGCTTTGTCTTGAATACGACATTACCTGTCTCGTTACCGTTCTCATCTACTTCGTGTTCAAACACAGGACGTTTGGACAGTCCAACCTTAAGTGCAGGTTTTTCCTTGACGAGCTTAGCATACTCTTCATCAACGAGTGCCTCTAGCTGTTCACAAACTTGTGCTGCTTCTGCTACTGGTAGTATTACTTGTGTAGAATATTCACCATCATCATTGAAACGAGTATCAGGTTCAAATACTTTACACCACTTAGCTTTACCTTTAATTACAATCATATTAAACTCCTTCGATTGCTGTTGCTTTTGCCGATTGGCTAGGTTGTAACTTTAGAAATCAGGCAAAGAAATAGTCTGACTTCAGTACGTTACGTAGGTCTAGGTTGCCACACTCAGGTGGTTCAGGTACATCGTTAGTACCTAGTGTGAGTATAGCATGTTGTCTCAAGTTATGCAAGACATTATTTTCTTCATACATATTAACAAACTCTTCACGTAATATCTCAGACATCAGTGGCATGTTACTACTGTGAGTACCGTAGCTGTCATGCACCATAGCAAAGTCTTGAATACCTACCTTGGTAGCTTTGTTAATAGTCTTAGTCATAGCTGACGCATCAAGACTGTGAATGAAATTAGGACTAGCACCTAGACTTGTTCTACTCTTATTCACAGTATCAGGTTTATCCTTAGGAAAGGATAGAGATACAATATCCCCATTGATGTGTGTCTTGATACGCTTCTGCTGTGAGTTACTATACTGTTGGAGTACTAACCAACCAGTAGGTGTAACCCACTCCATATGTTTTTGGTGGTTAGTATAGACTTCACTAACTTCCTTAACATAATCCATTACCCTTCTAGCAGACACAATAACATTACTGATTGCATCCCATACATGTCTAGCTAGGTAGGCTGATACCTCAAACAAGTCATCTCCAAATATGTTAGGAGTACCTGCTTTTATCCTATCTTCTAGTGCTTCTGTTATGTAAGTCCTACAGGCATGACGAGTACCAGAGTAGGGTACTATCATAACAGGACGCTTAGCTATCTTCCTATCAATGCCAAACTCTAAACACATACGTCCTAACTCTGTATCCTCTGCCTTAATAGAAGCGATTGTAGCCTCTGCTACTTGAGTGTAGATGTCTTGCGGTAGGTCACTAGGTATAAGGTTAGTTGCCTTGCCCCCTGCCTCATCCCTGAGGATTGCAGAGAGGTGTTGTAGTCCATTGCAAGAACCATCTGCTGCACATGGTAGTCTTGTTGCATGTCCCCACCCATTCTTAACAAGGGCTGACATCTCATAACACCAAGCTAAGAACTGAAAGGGTTTGTCTGCTTCTAACCATAGCTGGTTGTCATAAGGATTAGCTACTATCCTGTGTACTTCATCTGCAAAGTCCCAAGCCCACTGCTCTCTGTCATTCAGAGATACCTTATCATTACCGAATAGGTTAGCACCATGAATACACAACCATCTTGCATCATCCCAATTATTAATAGTCATTGAGTATCCAAACTCAAGTAGTGACTTGCTCCAATCAGCAGACTGAGGTGAGAGAAACGTGCTACTTGCATACTTGCGTGAACGAAAGTCATTCTGCCACACATAGTAGAACCTGTCGTACTTAGCGTACTGCTCTGCTATCTGTAGTGTTCGTTCTACTTGTATACGTTTGCTCACGCTACGGTTGTTAAGGGAGTAGATAGCATTTCGTTTGCGTGACCATGTACGAAACTCATTCCTCTCTTCCTCAGTCATCTGGTCAGGCTCTTTAGTGAAAGGATATACTGGTAAGGGTACGTCCTCTCTTGCAGGTAGCTTGCCCCACTCCTGTCCATTATCCCACAGATTACGTATGACTTCAAGAACTTTTTTATTTATTCTCCATTCAGTATCCTGTAGTGTGTTGAGACAAGAGTATTCTTGTGACAAGTCCTGTTGTTGTAGCCTGTTTAAGTGTGTATTCAAACTCATTTGCGCCTCACTATAGGTAGTTCATCTATGTCATGTCCATGATACCCACCACCCTTTACGCTTGTCCACTCTTTAGGTGGTATAATACATGGTAAGTATCTAGGTCTTGATGGTTCAATGTATTCGTTAAAAGCTTTTATCCAATCCATAGTATCTTCAGTAGGTATGACATAGGTTGCCCTACGCTTACTAGATACTAGCTGTGTGTCAAGCTTAACTATACCTGTTGTCTGTATGATGATGTCTATCATCTTGAAACCTACGTGTACTCGCTCAGATTTTAACCAAGCACTTTCTTCGTACCCATCCTTGTTCATCTTGTTAGTCAGACCATAACGTCTAGCACCATAAGCTTTCTTCATGGCTGACTTGATTGTATTCTTTGCTACATCTCCTTCACTGTGTACCCATCTGTCTAGCCTGTCTTGTATCTCCACGTTACCACCAATAGTTCTGGCTACATACAGTAGGGTGTTCTTCCTACTAATGGAATCAACCATTGATACTATGGATAGATAGGCTACCTCTTCAGGTAACATCTCTTTTAATTTTTTCCAAGCAATATCTCTACTAGTATTAGTAGGATGAGCTAGATAATCTTTCAGTCCATTTGTTACAGTCTCAACAAGTCTGGATACTATAGCTCTGCCATACACAGTGTTAGATTCCATGCCCTTGTCTACTGCTTTTGATACCTCACTTCTATATCGTTGTATACCACCAGTAAGCATGTCTGTTTCTAGTGATAACTGTTCTTGTATGAGGTCAGTTTCTGTTTCATTTGTTTCTAAAGTTACAACCAAGAGAAAGCCCCCTTTACATACCTTATATAGCTACTAGTCCTGCTAGTCCTATAACTACTACTCCTACTGACATGATTACAGTCTGTAGTACACTCACATCTGTGTCATTATCAACACATCCATATAGTGATACTGCTAGTAGTCCTACTATAAATATTGTTGTTAGTAATACCATAATTAAGTTACCTCTTCCTTTGTATAAACGTCTTGATATATTGTAGTTAAATCAGTAGGTGTCTCTGTCCAAGACTTGTGACAATTAGAACAGAACCACTCTATCTGTCCATCTACTGCAAGTAGAGCCTCTGCTTCACCCTTACCCTTACAGTGTGGACAGGGCTTGAACCCCATGCTCATTCTTTATTCTCCTTTACTTTCAATAGCTTACCTCGTTGGTATCCTGAACCATACTTAATATAATACTGTGGTTGTTTCATTCTATCATAAGGATTAACACTTGTCAACCCATGATACCCATTGAAGTACCCCATTACATATCCATCATCATATTCATTACGCATATCCATATCCCTTCCACCATGTAGGTTGTTGTGTGTATTTCCAAACTGCAAATGGTTTTTCACCATGATAGTAATTGCGGTACGCTTGCACAGTATCATCACACTTGTACTTGTCAGGCATACACTGTGGTGGTGGTACAAAACCATTGTCTTCTATGTTCTCAGGTGGTACTGCTAGTGCATCTATAAGACTAGCTGATTTGTGTGGTGTACCAAACCTGAGTAGCTTCTCTGCTGATAGATACCATAGTAACTCTAGTGTCCAGTAGTAGTGCTGTTCACTGGCACGTACCCACTTAGTAGATGGGTGGTTCATGTGACCCTTGCCCATGCTATACAAACCTACCCTGTCTGCATACTCATCACCATCAAGGTATCTATGTGCGGCACTCATCATCTGTACTGTCTCTAACACCATCTTGCTTGCGTGTTTATCACAATGCATCTCTGCCGCCTCGTCTGCGTACTCACTTAGATAAAATATATTCATGTTGCCAGTCCCCTTCTTGTTTATTCTTTCCTGTTTTTTATTTCCTTTATCTTTAAATCTAACCATAGATATACTGGTTGTTCCTGTTCGTCAAGTCTATTCTTTAGTTCTTCTTTGAAATATTCTAGCACTTGTATATGTAACAAGTCAATACTATTCATAACTATTCCTCTTATTTTATATCTACTATATCATAGTAATCCATAACTCTACGTACTTCTTGTTCACTATCAGCTACTATAATAATTTCATGCCCCTTGCCTTGCCATGCGTATGTTACGTAGTATCTATACATTATTATTCTCCTGTATCATGTCTGAGTATAGTACCATGCCAAAGTCGTAGCCTTGCTTGTAGTAGTAGTAGCGTGTTTGCTTCTCATCTCTTGTGCCACGCAAGCAAGCATCTGCTACCCCATCTTTAAATGCTTTTAAATCTAATTCGTTTAATCTTTCAGTATTGTCTGTGTGATTTGCCATCTTCATTCTCCTCTGTATAAACTTCTTGTAGTTCTATGTCCCCATATGTCCAGCTTTCTCCTTCATCTGATATCAAATCCACATTTTCAAAACATTCTAAATCATGTTTAGCATAATCTTTTGCTATTTTCATAGCTTGGTTTTTATTATGTGCTTCGATAGTATAGTTTTTATCGTACCACATAGTTACTTCTAGTTTTATATCATAGCTTTTCACATCCACTCTCCTTCGGGTAATATACCTCTACTAATGCGTTACAGTTAGGGCAAGACAAGATAGACAGGATAGCAAACTCTCCACTCTCGTCTGATATGTCATGGTCATTGCCCCATATAAGCTCTGTTCTACAGCGTAAACAATTCATTGTTAGTCTGTGTCCCTTGTATTGTCTACTATTAATTCTAATTGTACACCATCATCAAGTTTTATGTCAATAGTATTCTTAAAAATATTATAGTTACCCTTCATAGCATAGTCTACTATGTCAAACATTTCTTGTAAATCGTTAGTAAATATAGGGTCACCTATTAAACCATACCCTCTATCATCCTCATAATAATGTAGTAAACCTATCTCATGTTGTACGTGTCCATCATCATGTGTTATTTGTACCAATGAAAGCTTTTGTTCTAAATCTGGTAACTCTATCTCTATTCTTTTATGTCCCATTTATCTAAATCCTTTCTAATTGTTGCGTCTATGTACCATAATCCTAGCGGTAAAAAGATTGCACCAAATACTAGTATATAATATATCATGTGTAAGCTCCCCATTCTTGCATGTCCATGCCTGTTAGCAATCCATCTAGATACTTTAGCATCTCTCTGGCTGGTATTCTGTAGTGAATTATATTACCATTCTCTGTTGTCAATTCATAACCGCCATAATATGTCTCGGTATTTAACGAAAATTCTGTGCCTAGTCTAGTATTAATTCTTAATAATCTTGTTTCTAACATTCTTTTTGTTGTTCTCATGTTACTACTCCCTTTTATTTTACGTCAATTACAAAACCTGATTTGTCAAGCTTAGCTTTACCCTTAGCTTTTAGTCCTACTACTACACCTTTCGGGTCAAGGAATCTTAGGTCATCCTTATCTCCATCTATAACAGGTAATCCTCTGAATGTTTTGGGTAACTTATCCCTGAATACTACTGCCATGTTGATACCTGTATCTAGTACTGCCTGATAAACGTGATTGGCATAATCCATGTTAGCTTCGCTATATGATAATGTCAAGTGATAATTATCTGGAAGCTTGGCATAAGCACGTTTTACAATTTTAGTATAGTCATAAAACTGTACCTCTGGAAATTGTTGCATGATACCTGTCTTCTCATATTGTATATCGCTAGTACCATTTAACCTGATGCATGGCTTTATGTTTTGCTTTGTGTATCTACTACTAAACTTAACTAAGTCCTTAAAGAGGTTATCCATGTAGCCTATCCTATCAGACAAGTATAGCATAGTCTTACGCAATCTACCTTTCTGGACTACACCCATCTGCCCACGCCCTGCGGTATTGAGACACCCTTTAGCGCATCCTGCTACACCTGCCATTGCACATAGGTTAAACACCTTGCCTTTGTATTCTGTTTTCTCTGGCTTCATATATTGAATACCTGTCATATATTCCGAGCCATCACCTTTGATAGTCTTAGCGTTATTACCTACGCCTATTAAGTTATAAGTCATCTTTTCTACTCCTAGCTGTTACAAGGTACAATAGTACATTATGGAGACTATACTATTGCACCCCTACAAAGTCAATATTAAATATTAACTATGTCTTTAACACCACCAAAACTACGTTGAGATAGTGCTGGTATGTGTAGATAATGGCTTGCCTTACCAAAGTGTAAGCCCGTGAATGTAGTACCCCTAGATACTCCAAACCTATTCTTGACCACTCTGTTACGATTGCCATATACTGCTACTCTTTTACCGAATACTTTTACTGTCTTAGTTTTCATGCTACTACTCCTAGTTATTGCATTTTATCTCATGATTAATTATAACATGAAAATAAAAATAGATGCAAGTATTATTTTTAAATAATGTTCCACAATGTGGAAAGATTGTTAAGAATGTTTAACATAGTTTGATATGTTATAACATTACAAAAAGAATAGATAGGGAGAGACACAAACACAATGCTAAAAATGTTAAACAATGCTAAA